TTAGATGCTGATACTTTAGATGGTATTAACAGTGGTTCATTTTTAAGAAGTGATACTACTGATACAGCCACAGGACAAATTGAATTTACTGGCAAAGTAGAAGCTCATCAATTTCAAATCGACAGAAATGCTGCTAATGCTGCTCTTTGGTGGCAAGAAGGCAATTTAGATCTAAATCATGTTCTTTGGAATGATTATTATGGAGGTCCTACAACAAGAAGTGGTGCTAACTCCGGGTTTGATGGAATAAAATGGAATACATACAGAGGTATTCACCTTAGAACTGGCTTAGCTGGAGCATATAATAGTATCGTTGTTCAAAATTCTAGTGGTAGCACTAATGACCACACAGTTACTTTATACGCATCAAATGTAGCAAGACTTGCAACAACCACTTCAGGAGTCAGTGTGACAGGTAGCATGACTGCAAGTGGTAACGTCACCGCTTATTCAGATATTAGGCTAAAAGAAAACATCGAAGTNATNCNAAATNNAATAGAAAAAGTAAAACAAATTAGAGGAGTTACATTTACTCGAAATGATCAAGAAGATAAAGAAGCTCGACATACGGGTGTAATTGCTCAAGAAGTCGAGAAAGTACTTCCAGAAGTTGTCTCAGAAAATAATGAAGGAGTAAAAAATGTTGCATATGGGAATATCGTAGGATTACTTATAGAAGCAATGAAAGAACAACAAGAAACAATAGATAAATTAACCGGTCGTATTAACGACATAGAAAAAGGAGAATAATAATGGCAATAACAACTAATTATGAAGCACCGACAGGAGATGCAACAACTGTTGAGGTAACATTTACAAGCGATAGCCCAAGTTTAACTCATACACGAACTGTAAACGCAGTGTTTACAAGTGGCTCTTATGATGCCACTGCAACTGCAGCAAGAGTTGCAGAAGTAGCATTAGGTGTAGAGAATAAAATAGTAGTTGGAGCAATTTCCGTACCAGCAGAGGAGTAAATAAATGCCACTACAATCATCAGGAGCAATATCACTAAATCAGATTCATGTAGAAGTAGGAGGTACTTCAGGTACTCAAGCATCTATCAATGATTCAGATATTCGTGCTTTAATTGGCAAAGGTTCTGGTGTACAAATGTCATTTAATGAGTGGTATGGTGCTTCTGCTGTTCAAACACCTACTTTTATTAACTTTGTTTCTCAAAGCAATCCAGAATCGGATAATGTAGTAGTTTCAGTGACTGCTCCTACGGGATCAAATGCAATTATTGGAATAGGACAAGATACCAGCACTAGCAATATTTCTTTAAGTGGTTCACCTACAAATATAAATCCTAGCAACGTTGTTGGAGGAACTAGAAAAGCCCAAGGTTTTTATAAACTAAATCCTGGAACAACTGCTATTGGATTTCAAGCAACTAGGCACTCTATTGTAGGAGCGGGATTTGCAAATGTAACAAGTTTAGCTCAAAATGTTTCTAGTACTACATCTTCAACTGGTACTGTAAGCGTTACAAGAACTACTACTACAAGTAGAACATTTATTGGCTTAGCTGCTTCTCACGCTAGTTCCGATAATGATTCTATACCGAATTTTAGTGGGTATACTGCTNTTAGAAGAACAGGAAATAATGAAGAACTTAGAGGAGGAGCTGGAGTGGCTTATAAACATGGAACAGGAAGTTCCTCAACTTATACTCATACTTATGGCGGAGCAGATGGTATAGCGACAGAGTATGGATTTCACGAATTAGTAAGATAGGAGAAAAATTATGGCGATAACTTATACAAAAGAATTAACAGGGGTTAGTTACCACCCTACTTATCAGGCAACTGATGGAAGCGTAACAAATGCAATTTATGAAATTGTAGNAAAATATACTGGAACTGAAACAGTAGGAGAAAACACATATACAGCAAATTTTCTTATACCTTGTGCTTTTAATTTAAAATTTAAAGCAGTAGCAGACTATACAGTATTTTCAGATATATCATCTTTATCTACAAGCGAGAAAAATGCTATTTTGGGGTGGTTTGAAGGAGCATTAGGCTCTACTGTTATGAATGACCACAAACATTCAATTTACAGTACAATTGAAGAAGAAAAAACTCCAACAGTAAAATATCAACCAATTACATAATAAAAAAGGGGCTTAACGCCCCTTTATTTTTACCTATTCACTAGGCGGTATATCTTCNGAATCTACTTCTTCAACTAATTCTTTTAGTTTAGCAGTTAAAGACTCTTGACTTGCTTGAAGTTGAAGTCCTGTTAACTGATNATTCTGCATTTGTTGTCCAACACTTTGAAGTGCTGCAACAATCATTNTTGCATCATCTGATAGATTTTCGATAAGATATTTTTTATCATCAAGAACTAAGACTGGTTCGTCATTAGTTACTTGAGGCTGATTATTTTCTGTCGACATAGTTTTCTCCTATTTAAATATATCTTGCCAATTACCTTGGGTGCTTGCCTTAGCATACTCGGTAGCACGATTTTCAAAAAAGTTGGTATGCTCAACTGCATTTACTTGCATATCAATCCAAGGTAAAGGATTCTCATTACTATGAAATATAGCTTTCATACCTATTCCTAATAATCTTCTATCCGCAATATAACGAATATACTCTTTTACCTCTTTTGCTGTTAAATCAGGTACATCTGCTTTATTAAAACAAATATCAATAAAGTTATCTTCTAATTCTACAGTCTTTTCAGCAGCACAGTAAATTTCATATTTTAACTTATCTGTCCATAACTCAGGATTCTCCTGCATGAAAGTTCTAAATAGTTTTGATAGACCTTCTACATGAAGAGACTCATCTCTTATTGACCATGTAACAATCTGTCCCATTCCTTTCATTAAGTTATGTCTTGGATAGTTAAGAAGAATAGCAAAGCTACTAAATAACTGTACTCCTTCTGTAAATGCACTATATACTGCCATTGTTTTTGCCATATCAAATGGAGTTTTCATACTAAAATCTTGTAAGTATTCATGTTTCTCCATCATAGCATGTATATCAAAAAATTCTTGATACATATCTTCTGACTTTCCTAAAGTCTCCAGTAGTAGTGAGTATGCTTCTTGGTGCACTGCTTCCATAGCAGCGTAGCTAACAAGCATCATTCTTACTTCTGGCTGTTTAAATGTAGGTAAGTAGTGTTGGGCATATCCTCCACATACATCTACATCTGCTTGAGTGAAAAACTTAAATATGTTATCTAACAATGTTCGTTCTCCCTCGCTTAATTTTTCTTTATAATCCTTTATATCGTCTTGTAAAGGAACTTCATCTGGCAACCAATGCATCTGCTGTTGCTTTTTGTAATTCTTAAACGCCCATGGATATTTAAAAGGTTTATAATATTCTCTTTCTTTTAATAAACTCATATTATCCCTCACAACTTAGACAATCTTGTTGTTCAAAGATTATCTCTCTTTTTATTTTATTCGATACATTATCTGCTCTAGATATTGCTTCACTTCTTAAATAGTATAAAGTTTTCATATTCTTAGCCCATGCTAACATATGAATATTATGTAGTTCACCCTTGTTTACATCAGGCGGAAAGAAAAGATTTACACTTTGCGACTGACAGATAAACTCCTGTCTTTGTGCAGCATGTTCTATTACCCAAGACTGGTTTATTTCTACTGCAGTCTTAAATACTTCTTTTTCTTCCTCGCTTAAAAATTCAAGATGTTGAACACTTCCTTTATTCGTGACTATACTTTTCCAAGTATTATCATCATTACTTTCATACTTTTCTAAAACTTTTTCAAGAAATTTATTTTTCTGTAAGTAAGAACCACTCTTCGTTTTCTGCGTATATGCGTTAGCACGATAAGGTTCTATACTAGGTGATGTATTTCCACAAATAATACTAGAACTTGCGTTAGGAGCTACTGCCAATAAATGTGCATTTCTTACTGAGCAAGAATCATCATCTGGACAGGCTCCTCTTTCTACTGCAAGTTGTTCTGTAGTTTTTTGTGCTTGAGATTTTATACTACTAAACATTTCATAATTAATTGCACTTGCCATTGGACTCTCGAAAGATATTCCATTTTTCTGCAAGTACGCATGAAATCCCATTGCTCCCAATCCTAGACTTCTTTCACGCATAGCACTAAATTGTGCTCTCTCTAGTTGAGGTGGAGCATTTTGTATAAATGACTCTAACACATTATCAAGCATACGAATTAAATCTGGTATGAAAGCAGGTACTTTCTTCCATTCATCGTAATACTCTAAATTTACACTCGATAAACAGCAAACTGCTGTTCTCTCATCATTTGTTGCAAGTGTAATTTCAGAACAAAGATTACTGTGATGAACACGCATACCTTTGTCCTTCTGAAACTGTGGTAAATCAGCATTTACTGCATCTTCATACATTAAATAAGGTTCTCCACTTTCCATACGATTTTGGAGTAATTTTACCCACAATGTTCTCGCACTTACAACACTTTTTACTTCACCGCTATGGGGATCAATTAGCTCCCAAGAGTCATCAAAGCCTGGCTCTTTGGTTGCTTTATGAATAATCTCCATAAATTTATCAGGTATCACTACGCCATGGTGTAGATTGAGACACTTACGGTTTGTATCTCCACCTGTGGGTTTTCTCATATCGAGAAACTCCTCTATTTCAGGGTGACTTATATGTAGATAAGAAGCATAACTTCCTCTACGAGTTACCCCTTGACTGAACGCCAACATCTCTGCATCTACCACTTTTACAAATGGCATAACGCCTGTGGATTCTGAACCCTTTGATGTCTTTGTTCCTGCCGCACGAACATCACTCCAACTGCCACCAATTCCACCACCAAATGATGAAAGATATGCATTTTCGGTATAATGTCCTGTAATTCCTTCTCTACTGTCGTCTACATAATTAAGAAAACAGGAGATTGGGAGACCCCGCTGAGTCCCTCCATTGGAGAGAACAGGGGTTGCGAACATAAACCATAAATTACTTGCATAATCATATAATCTTTGTGCGTGTGCTTCATCATCAGCAAATGCTTGTGCAGCTCGAGCAAAACCTTCTTGAGGAGACTGCTCGTCACCGACAAGATATCTATCTCCTAAAGTTTTTAAACTAAACTCAGTTAAGAGTTTATCTTTTCTATAATCTATATTTATCATAATATTTTTCCTAAAGTGTTATCTATTACTTTAATATTTTCTTGCCCGATTGCATCTTCATTATATGTAATTAAATCCATTAATTCAACGTTTTGTAGAAGTTGTTCTGCATTTTCATTGACTGCTTGGATATATTTATATTTTCCTTCAAGCGGACACGCATCGTATATATCAAATATACTTCCGTATTGTTCCATTAATTGTACGGCACGTTTTGGACCAACGCCAGGTACTCCTGGTACGTTATCTCCTTTATCTCCAGTAAGACACTTGAAAGTAATATAATCATCAATTTCAAAGTCATAATGTTCGTCCCAATTATGTACTGTTGTTTCTTTTCTAGTAACTGTACTAAATCTAGACACTTTATCGCTAATAAGTAAATCCCAGTCTTTATCCGAAGATATTAACCAGCAATCGTCATAATTAACGCTTTGTGTTATGTATGCAGCTATGTCATCAGCCTCCACTCCTCTGAAGTGGAATACAGGATATTTTTCTTTAATTAATGTTAAAGTATCCTGAAATTCTGCCATAAACATCTCAAACTCTTTAGCTTCTTGCTTAGTTTGGTCTGCGAATCTTTCTTTTCTGTTTGCCTTGTATTCTGGATATATCTCTTTTCGATAGGAACTACCACCATCAGCACATACTATTATTGTTCCTGCTTTATAGGATTTGGCTAGACTTTCGATTGTTCTTATATAATCGTATTTAAAATCTAGTATGTTTTGGTGTTTCCATCGGAAAGCGACATTAAGTCCATCAACTATCAGCAAGTTCCCAATCGGAGCTGGGCTCCCAAGGTTTGCAATCGTAGTCGCCATTTGTAAATACTATCTCCTCTTTTTCGAGCCAGTGTTCTGCTATCATTATATATGCACCTAGCCACGCAATATGCATATAACGCAATGTATTTTTCGGTTTTCGTACTGTTACTGCAAAAAACTTTCCATAGTTTTCTCTAAATATGAGTAACGGTTCTTGTTTCATGTCTTGTGATTGTTTACAAAGTTTACTCCACCATTTATAAAGATTATTAGTCTTTGATGTGTAAACTTTTGAGTTAAATCCGCTATCCTTGTAGAACTTAACTTCTATACAAAACAAATTATGTTTTCCAGGAACTCTCAGGTCGCCTTTTACTTTTCCACTACCTGAGCCTGGAGTTTGTTCCCATCTTTCTTCTGTCAAACGACCAAGCAAAGATATAACTTGTTGTTCTCCTCTATTACCTTTTTGTCTTGAATTAACCAAGAGCAAGTCCTATTAGATGAAATGCCATAAGCATACTACCAAATACAAATAACTGTACAAAGGCCATAAAAGCTACTAGTGGTATCTGTTTTTCTGCCCACCAGTTAAGTTCTTTCTCTTCCCATTCTTCCCATTCTTTATTAGTTGCTTCTACTGTTTTATTCAATTCTAACTCCAGTTGTTGAGCATACCGTTCTTCTTTGTTGTTTTCTTTTCTTTTCCATGGGTCGCTCATTTCATTGTTTCTTCAACAAATTTTCCTATTGTGTTTATTTCTTGTTCAGTAAGCATAGCTGCCTGAGCCCACATTGTAGAACTCATATTTCCAACTTCTCCTCTATTTTTATAAGTAGTAAGTCGGTCAATTATATATTCTGAATTCTGCCCTGCTAGTTTGGGGAATACTGCCATGCCTTGACCTTCATTGCCATGACAAGCAGCACAACCTGCCCACAAACTTCTGATAGAACTAAACTCGTCCGCACTTGCTAGTTCTTTTTTCTTTTCTTCTATCTGTGCTGGTGTGCCATGTATTCTAACATATTCTGCATAACATTCGCCTGTACAAGCATGAGCCCTTTCATAGCCCGAATACTCTAAATTTTGATATGTATATGTTATGAGTGAAAACATAACTGCTACTATTGTTATTATATAAAACTTCATGCTTCTTTATCTATATCCCATTTAACTATATTCTTTCCTTTAAGTGATGGTCTGTTTTGCCAAAACTTCCAAGAGTTTGCTTGACTTTTCCACTGGGAAAGCCAAGGAGCGTTTTGTCGTTCTGCGTCTAAAAATATTGCATTTGTAAATGCAAGAGGTAGTAGTACTCCGAAGTGCACAATTATACTTGTTACAGTATTGTATCCTAGCCAACCTAAATAATAAGTTGCTATAAATCCAAAATATACACTCCACATTGTGAATAATACTAACATAAAATAAGTTTGTAAACTTGGGTCAGGAATATACTTTAATGGATTATATTTAGCGTCCATGACAAGTCTCCAGCACTCAACTACAAACATTATTAATCTTCTGTGTAACGGTGGTTTATTCATTTAAATAACTCATTTCTCCTTCTTTAATTACCTCTATCTTTTCAAGTAGAGGGTGTGTCCAACCATGAGATACTATATATGTGTTTAAATTTTCTTCTTTTAATAATATCTCTACCAATCTTTCTTTACCAAGTTCATCAAGAACATTGGTAACTTCATCTAAAAATAAAATATTGATTTGAGACTTAGATATACTACTCATTAGTTTACGAATAGCAAGAAGCGTAGCAGTATTAACTCTAGCTAACTCACCCGCACTCAATGCTAGTATATCCACTGATTTTCCATTGTCTTCAATCACAACATTTAATTTATCATTCAAAACTACAAACTCTAAACTAAATCTACCATCACTTAGTTCTGCTAGATATTCATTTGTAAGTTCTTCCAAGTCTTTAACTAGATTCTCTATTTTATATGCAAGTAGTCCATTTGTACTAAATGCTTTTTTCAGTATTTCTATACTGGAGAATTTATCTTGTATCTTATCTAGTTCTTCTGTAAGCTCCTCAAATTCTCTCTCAAAATCTTCTATTTGTTCTTTTATAATACTAATACGAGTATTATTTCTTTCAACAGTATTATTGTAATCAATAGCATGTCTTAACTCTCTATCATACTCATCTTTTTCATCTTGCAACTCTTCTATTCTTTGTTGTATGTTTGTTGCGTTAGGAATATCACTTGTGAGGTTTTGGTCGATACTTCTGTAGATTTCTTCCCATCTTCTGATTTCTTCCTTAGCTTCTTCGTGTATGCTATTGCTCTTTTGCGCCTCTGCAAGTTTCTCTTTGTCCTTTTCCGAAAAGTTTTCACAGCCTTCTATCCTCTCTTTATGCTCAGCCATTTGTCCTGTTATAAAGTCGACATCAATATCTTCTCCACAAGTAGGACACACATGGTCTTCAGTTTCTATTAATTTTTGGTATTTGTTAAGCATAGTTTGCTCGTGCATCATTTCTGACTTCCAACTACCAAGCCCTCTAAGATAAGGGGCTGTATCAATTACTTCAGGATACTCATTTAATAATCTTCTAAATTCATGAATATCAATACTCTGTAACTCTTTTCTGTAATGATTGTTTTGATTTATTTTTTTGATATTTTCGGAGATATTTTCAAACTCTATTTGTAATTGTCGTAAAGTTTTTCCATCTTCTTCCGAATATTTTGGTAAATCCATTTTTGATAATAGTGTCGTATCCTCTAATTTATTGTCTTTTAACCATTTTTCAATAGTTGCAATTTTCCCATCTACTCGTGAAATTTGCGACCCAACATCTCTAGAGAGTTCTCTAAATAGTTCAAAGTAAGATACATACTTATCAAGCTGTAATAAATCAATCAAAAATTTCTTACGGTTTGTGTCTGTAGCCGTAAGAAACTGTAAACTTGCATTGGTGTTTTGGTATACGATTTGTGAAAATGTTTTAAAATCAATACCAATTATTTCTTCTACTGTTTTATAGGTATTTGTAGCTGTGTGACTTGAAATGTCCTCACCGTTTTTAAGTAATTTACATTTAATACTTGCACGACGAGATACATCAATATGGTAGTCATCTTCATTGACACTAAAGTCAAGACTTATATCATAACCATTATTTACTTGTCGATTGGCTATGTCAGCTTTCTTAATACCTTTGGAATTTTTATTGAAAAGAACTTCCTCTAAAATGAGAGGTATAGAGGACTTACCAGCACCATTTGTACCGATAAGTTGTGTAAGTGTGTTCTTTTGCAAATCTATGACATTATCACTGCCATACGAAAAGCAATTATTCCATGTTAGCTTTTCTAGAGTTATCACTAAATACTCCTATAATTTTTTTAACTTTTGTTTCATCTAATTCGAGAATGTATGATAGGTACTCTCCTAATTCTTCCTCTATCGTCATCTCTTTGTCCAATATGAGAGTGGCTTCTGTCTTTCTCTTAATTACCTTTTTGTCCAATAGGTCAGAATTTTTGACCCCGCTCAGGTCTGATACATCGCCCTCTACTTCATATATAGTGTGGTGCCACTCTGTTTGTACCATTTCTTCTGTACTTGATACTGTTTTTCTTAGTAGTTGGGGTAAATCAAATTCATGCCATTTCCATGACCAATCATCTTCAATTAACAAGTATCCTGTCTTTACAATATTTCTATGAAAACTTGTTGTCATAGGACTGCCAGGATATACTATGTTTCGTTGAGTATTCTCGTGAGCATGTAAATCTCCTGCAAAAACAGTCTTAAATTTATCAAATCTAGTTAAATCTACTTCAGGTGTTACATGAGGAGGTATCTCTCCTCTAACATGGGTAAATAAATAATCTACATTTTCTATATCTTCTATGCTGTTCTTTTTATGTAGGTCAGCATAAGGTAATATTGCCCAATCATCTTGATAATGTGTATCTGTTATAACTTTTACATGAGGATTGAGTTCTTCTGTCACTCTTTTTAAATTTGTAAAAAATGTTTTATTCTTTCTAGTTGCTTCATGATTACCGTCAAAGATAATTGTCCAACATTTAACATTCTTTACAAAGTCAAAGTAAAGTGTGAGTTCGTCCATTGAGGGGACTCGATCAAACAAATCCCCACCAATAATATGCAAACTGACATTATTTTTCATAACAACATCTTCTAGTTGTTGAAAAAATAATTTATAACGGGTACACGCCCACGGTATAGGAACATTCTTCTGTCCTAACTTTATATGCCAGTCTGCAGTAAATAAAATCATGCTACGAAATCTTCTCCAGGATTCCATTCACACCCAGTTAACCCACCTGCTTTTAATGCCTGTAAAGTTCTTAGTATTTCGTTTGCATTTCTTCCTGTGTTGAGAGCATTGATTGATACATGCTGAATTATTCCTTCAGGGTCAACTATATAAGTTGCTCTATAAGGTACACCTTCATCACTTACTATTCCAAGTTTTTCTGCTAACACATTATTACAATCTGCTAGTAGAGGGTGAATTGTGCCGTATAATTCATGATGCTCATCTTGCGTTTTCCAGTTCCATTTACAATATTCATTATCAGGACTAATGCCATAAACTTCATCAGTTTCAGACATTAAGTTATCCATGCCTACTATTTCTGTAGGACAAATAAATGTAAAATCTTTGGGATAAAAGTAAATTACTGACCAATCTTTAAGTTGCCAACTCTTCACTGTAATGAAGTCGTGGTCTGCATCAGACCAATCTGGATTGAGATTAGTCATATTACCACTTACTCCTGTGAGTTCAAACTCAGGAAATTTTTCTCCTACGCCAATCATTATATGTCAAACTCATCATTGATGCTTTCATCAGCATCTGAGTTAGAAGAGCCTGCTCTGATTCTATCAAGCAGTTCTTTTTGTGCATCTGGAGTAGGTCTTGCCAACACTTCGTCCATAGACCTTAATTCAGAAATGAGTTCCATTTCTTTTTCATCAAGAGGTCTTGGTTTACATTTAAGAGGTTGTAGTTGATACTCAACATTATAAGCCATTGGACCAGTCTTCAATCTTTTGAAGCAAACGTCCCACCCTGTTTCAGGGTCAGCTGGGTCTCCTAAATCCTCTGCCGCTAGTAAGATTTGTTCAAGTAATTTCTTCTTGAGGTTTAGTACTTTTACTTCGCCACCGTGTATACACTGTATTGCGTAAGACCAAGTACATTTTTGATCTGGATAATATTCTCTTATCCAATCTTTTTCCATATTAGTAAATGTTTCCTTTTCTCTATCAAAAGATAAACATTCAAATGGAACATTCTTATCGTTCTCGCCTTTTAGCCAGTAGACATATCTTGCGCATACATCTCCAACCATTCTGACTTTATTGTCGCCTTCTACATAAGTGTAGCTTTGGACTTTTCCTTTTTGGGCTGTGCCCTTTAATTTATTAAATGTTAATGCCATTTTAATTCCTTATTATCTGTGATTTCTTCAAATAAAAAATGGATTCTACCATTCTCTACTCGTAGTAATCTATTTTTGGTTAATATCTCTTGCTTTCCTGTAAAGAACAGCAAGTCTAGTGTGGTATCTTTTTTACTTTGATAATCAAAATAATTTCGCAGTGATGCGATACCAGCATACTGCGCTATCTCTACATCTGAATATCTATTTCTTTGGATAAGCAAAGCCTCTGAGTTTAGTAAAAAGCTTTTTCCATGAAAACTTTTAGTCCAGTACTTAAATCTCCTATCCTTTCTATTTATTGGAGGTTCTTTTTTATAAGTTAAAATATATAGTATGGAAACTATATCACCGACTTTTCCATCGGTCTCTTTTCTTATCTTTTTCCAATCGTAGAATATCATTATATCAAAATATTGAGGTTTTGTCAAGAAGTATTTTTCGAATGTTAAATCGTCTCAACTTCATAACTTTGTTTCATATAGTAACCCAGTCTTGCATTAGCCTGTCGTCTTGCAGTTTTACCTTCAAAATGAATATCAACGATTGTTGGTTGAGGTTTACCCTCATATATTCTTATTATACGACCAATTAGTTGTGTAAGAAGGGGTTCGTTATTAATTGGAGTTGCTAAAATAACGCAACTCAAACAGTCTACAGATAATCCTTCTGAAAAAATACTCTGAGTTCCACAAAGAATATCTTTATCAGTGAATATCTGTTTTATCATATCAGGTCTCTGTTCGTGTGGTATTTGTCCTGTAATACATAAAGAAGTATCTCCTATTAATCTATTACATTGTTTTAGAAAATCCACTCTATCAGATACAACTAATACTTTGTGTCCTTGTGCAGCATACTTTGCAGCTAATAATGCAATCATGTTTTGGTATTCCCAATTATAAGCTATTGCATTTATTCTAGCAGCCCAAGGTGTTTTTGCCCCATCAGGAAATCTTACTCCTGATTTTATAACATTTACTTTTGGTACTAAATAGTTTTCTTTAGGTGGCTTGTAAACATTCGTATTAAAATAGTCACGAAAGATGACATGCCTACCATCTTTTCTTTCCATCGTACCTGTAAGGCCTATCTTATACCTTGCCTTACTTGCATCTACAATCCTAGTAAATGTAGGACTAGATACGTGGTGCATTTCATCTAGAATAATTGTTCCAAAAACATTATTAATGTCTTTCATTCTACGATATAGAGTTTGCACATTCCCTATAACTATGGGAGAATCGATTTCATATCTCCCACTTCCAATAATACCAGGTGTAATTCCAAATACTTTTTGTACTTCTTTTTCCCACTGCGACCGTAACGATATTGTATGTGTTACTATCAATGTTTTCTGTCGAAGTTTATTTGCGATAGCTAACGCAGTAAATGTCTTTCCCCAACTGACCCAAGCGTTAATTATACAACTATCACTAACATCGTCATATACTGTCTGTTGCGAAGGTCGTAAAGTAAACTTAAAGTCAAAAGGTTCTATTGTCGATATTTTTCTTTTATCGACTATTTCGTAATCTTCTGGTATCAAATCCGTTCTTCCGCTAGGTAAGGTAACTAAACCTTTTCTAACTATGCCCATGTTTTTTATCACGAATGGTGGGTCTAATGGATTTCTTGGCGGTATTCTATATGTAAGTTCATTATCGAGTTTGTTTTGCATATCAGTATTTACTTCTATGAATATTCTGTTACTTAATACTGCTTTCATATTTTACGCCATGTCTTTTTTTGCTGTTTTTCTGAAAAAGAATATAAAATAGAAGGTTGATTATCCATATAAAGTACACTTGCATAACGAAGTCTAGCTTCGGGGGGTCTCTTTATAAAAAATGGAAAGGGAATATTTTCACACCATACTAGACTTCCAATATCTCGTTTCTCAATTTTTTCAATCTTATGACTAATTAGATTACATACTTTATTTTTTATCCAACGAAAATATTTACCATCACTATCTATATAATTTAGACCTTTGTGATGAACAAAATCTTGAAAGGACTCTATCATCACTTTTAAATGGTATAAATTTTTATGCGGACTTTGTAATCTTCTTATTCCAAGAGTTTCTCCTTTCATATTTTTATCATCTACTATCTGTGTGTCACAGTATAGTAATCCATCTTGTTCTTCTATTTCATCTGAGTGAAGAACATATACAGGCCATTTAATTTGCTCCA